AATGAATATGAATTTATCTGAATTAATAAACGAAATACTTTCTGAATGGGCATACCGAGTAGATGATGGAATGCCAAACCCAAAGAACCCAACCCACTTAAAGGAGTTGGGTGTTGTACTTTCTGAAATGGGGTTATCTCATATTAAGAATACATTGGTAGAGAATCTATTGATGGAAAAAGGAACAACTCCACACCCTGTTGAGGAAGAAGAAGGTTCTTTTTCAAACCCAGTCCTTAACAAAAAAGTTAGATATAAAGGTACTGATGGTAGTGATAAAGAAGGTATTGTTGGTAACTTATTAAGACAGCCGGAAGGAACACCTGCTAGAGATGCTGCTGAAAAAGTATTACCTCCTGAAGGAACACCTGCTAGAGATGAACTTAATCAAGAATTAGGTGGTGAAGGTAAACCTAAAGGTGAAGAAGAACCTGGAGCCGGCGGTGAACCAAAAGAAGACCCGATTAAACAAGCCGCAGCGATGTTTGAACCGGATGCTGACCCTGCAATGGCAGCAAGAATGGATAAAGAAAAAGAAGTTCAGGCACAATTAGCAAAAGATGCTCAAGCAGATAAAGATGCTGAAAAAGCAAATGAAAAACCTAAAGAAAAAGCAGATGGTGAATTCAATCCAATACCATCTCAGGATGTTCAAACGGAAATTCCACAAGCTGACCCAGACACATTTGGCGCAAGTTCCGATATACCCGATGGTATAGATTCGGAAGATTTAAAGAAATTTAATACCGATATAAGTAAGGTACAACAAATGGTTGCTGATGCAAAAGCAAAAGGTGAAAAAGCACCAAACATTAACTTATGTGATGTAACTGTTCCTGGTACTAACTTATATTGTGATGATAACTTAGGAATACCAAGAGAAGAAATGCCACAATTTAAAGGCAAACCACAACCTGGTACTCCTGCCGCTGAAATGGCAGTTGATAAGAATGGTGAAGTTGATACCGAACCATTGTTTAAAAAAATGTTGGAAGAAAAAGGTATTACGGTAACACAAACCGAAGTAGCCGCTGATAAATTAAAAGCAACACAATCAGATTTAGTTGGTGCTAAAGTAGTTGGTATGATGGGGGCGTTAGAAGAAGACCCTGAACATCCAGCAATCACTGCACCAATATATGTGAGTAGAGATGGATATGTAATAGATGGTCACCATAGATGGGCAGCTGTAGCAGCTTATAACGCAAAATATCCGGATAAACAAATACCAATGAAAGTTCAGGTAATAGACCAGGATATTAAAGATGCTATTCCAATGTGTAACAAATTTGCAGAAGAACAAGGTGTAGCAGCTAAGAAAGCGGATGCAAATAAAGAAGGACCATCAGAACCGGCTCAAACACAACCTGCTAATGATGACCCAAATTCCAAAGTACAACAATTTAAAGGAAAATCTTCTGGTGAAGATATTCAAACAATGGAAATGGAAGGCGGAGGACTTATGTATGGAACGAAGCATGACAATACAAAAATGGTTGATGATATATTAGATGATGTTAAATCTAAAATACCAAAAGAAAAGTGGAAAGATGTTGTATTTGTAGGTGAAGGTGGCTTCAAAAATGATGACGGTGAATTCGAATTCAAAGGGGAGATGGACCATTCGGCATCTAAATTTAAAGAAATGGGTGCATCGGTAGATACTTGGGATGGGGATGATACAGATGTAACTAATAACGAATCTCCATTATACAAACGTCAGGAAGAAGAAACTGGATTAAGTAATGAGGAAGTAATGGCTGCCAATTGGGCAAGTATGGTAGGACAAGGTGATAGTGTAGAAGATATGTTACCTGAAGATTACTTAACGGATAAAGGTAAGGAACTTCTAAAAAAATCTGCAGAAGAAGCAAATCTACCTTTATCAGATACATGGGATTCTAACCCAACTGAAGAAGATGTTGATACTCTATATAGATTATCTTTTGCCGATGATAATGGTGATAAGAAAACAAAAGTACACGATGCTCAAGTATCGTTTAATAAGTTTAGAGATGAAAATTTATTAAGAAAAAATAAAGAACTGGCTGCACAAGGTAAAATACCTGTTACTATTGCAGGTGAATCTCATGTTGATTTGGTAGATAAAATGTCAAAAACGGATGAAGAACCATCTCAAAATTTACCTAAACCAAAAGAGCCATCTAAAGAAAATGGTGGTACTGTATATAGTGTAGGTGGAGGGTATTATTCGGATACACCAAACGGTCCTGCACAATATATGGTAAGTGAAAGTTTGGTTGAAAAATTATTAGTTGAACGTAATAGTGATTTTGCATATTTGTTATTTGAGGCAGTTGTAACTAAAAAAACATCTAAAGGAAAGACTGTAAAGTTAGTAACAATTGACCCAAAAAATCAAGAAAAAGCAACGGCTGATGCAGCTGCATCAAAAGGCGGAGGATGGGAAGAACCTGATTGGATAAAAAATGCTCCAAAAGGTTGGGATGACGATGCGGTTAAAAATAAGAGTGCTTGGGGTGATGAACCAATGCAAGAACCTGATTGGGCGAAGGGACCATCATCTTGGGATAAGAAACCTTCTCCTGGAGACGCACCACGAAATGCGGCTCCTCCGGTTGGAAAGAGAGTGGGAACAGTTCCACCTCCACCTCCGCCACCTCCTCCTGGAACTAAGAAAGCAGGAGCTGTGCCACCGCCTCCACCGCCTCCACCACCACCAAAAAAGGTGTCATCGTTGGGTAAATTTACTGATAAGATTAAAGCTAAACTTGCCAATTGGTCAAAAAGTGAAAGAGAATACTTTGATAAAGGATACTATGAAGCGGGTTCAGAACCTAGAAGAACTTTTGCTCAAACAATTAAAGATAAAGCTAAAGGTGCATGGAAAGCTGTAAAAGACGGATTTAAACATGAGGTGCATGAATTTAAAACTGCTGGAATTGCAGTTGGAAAACTATTTAAAAGTCCTGGCGGATGGCATGATTTATCGCATCACGAAAAAGATGCTCTTAAAGCAGTTGGTGTTAAGATAGTAACCACTGCATTATTTGCAGCCGCTACCGGTGGGTTAGCACATGGTGCAGGATATTTTGCCAAACACGTTGCAATAGAATTAGTCCCACACGTTGTTGCTGAAACTTTCTTAAAAGGAGCTGGAAGGGCTGCAATATTTGCGGATGCTGATGGTGAAGCAGAAATGGATGCACACTTTATTAAATTTACCGAGATGATAGCAGATGGACTTGAAAATATGGAAATAAGTCCTGAACAAATGGAAGATATGGTTGATTCATATAATAAAAAGAAAGAAAATGGAGAAATTGATAGTGATACTACTACTGGTGTAAAAGCAGAACATTTGCATTTAGTGGATGAGTTAATGTTAGAAATGATTTATGGTTTTATTAATGAAACAAAAGATTGGAAATTAGCCGCAAGAAAAGGCGGACCAGATGGTAAACTAGTTTATTTTGGTTCTAAAGAAAAGAAAAAAGAGCGTATAGCCGCTGGTACTCACGTTGATGTTGATAAAAATCTTAATGCAAAAAGTGATGATGCAGCTACCCAAACTGTTAAAGGAGCGGATATGTATGATGATGAATATCAAACAAAGAGAGGAGATACACCATCTGCTGGTAACAAAAAAAAGGGAGGTTCTTTTAAAGATAGGTATTTAGGTAATAGTAAAGCAGCTAAACCTGAAAAAGCTCAAGCAGATTTTGAAAAAAGACGTGAAAAGGCTTTATCTCAAATTGATAAAGCTGCTCAATTTAATAGTGATAAACCTGGTATTTTTAAATTAGAAACGGAAGAAGGAAGTGGAAAGTTTATAGAAATAAAAACCGAAGATGTTAAAACAGCTGTAAATAAATTATTTAATGGTGAAAAATTATCTGCAAACGATAAAAAAATTCTAAATCTCACAACTAAAATTGTTACAAATCCAGAAAATGGTGATGTAAAATTATATTTTGCTAAAAAAATAGCAGGAAGACATCCACAGCAAGGATACGAAAGTGTATTGATGGCGGAAAAAAATATCCCAATGGGTGATTCGTTTAGAGAGTACGCAATAGAAAATGGTTTAAAAGTAGGTAAATCAGGAGAAGGAGCATTTGGTAAAAAACAAATGAATCCAAATAAAGTGGCAAAAGCAGGAAATCCGAAAGAACCCATAAAAAATCTCAAAGTAAAATCCGATAAAAATGGAATAGAAGTAAATGGTCAAAGATTCAATTACAAACCTATTCCAACTAAAAACGAATTAAATAAATTAAGGGAAAAACTTTTAAAAAAAGGACTTAGTCCGGATAAAGTAGATGAAAAGATTAAAAACTATGTTAATGGTAGAAAAAAAGAAAATCAAGTATTATCTACAATTGCGGAGGTAGCATCTAAAAGTGGTGGAGCGATATCATATTGTAATTTTGGTGATGTATTCACGCCTGAAGGAAGAAAGGAAACTATTACAAATGTGTTAGTTGGGGTAAATAAAATGTTTATCGATGGGCTAAATAACCATCAAAATACTTTTAATACTGAAAATTTATTAGAAAAACCTGAAAATAAAAAAGTATTTGATACATTAAAGAAATTGGAAAAAATATCTAAAAGTTCAAATTTAGAAACGGATAAAGCAGCACAATCTATCTTTAAAAAAGAATTAGACCAACTCATTGTAGATATGGCTAATTCTGTTGATTTTAAAGATGCCTTCGCCGATTTCGCTGAAATGGTTGTAGGTTTGGGTGCATTGGCAGAGGGTAAAAGAGTAATGTTTCCATCTGCTGAAAATTTCCAAACTGCGGATATTATCATATTACCGGATGATAATTCTATCAACGAGGCTGACTTAGTGAACGTATCGATAGAAGAATTGGATTTAACTGGGGGAGTTAGTATCAAATCAGATGGTGGAGGTGGTTCTGCTATAAAAAATAGAATAGAATTAACCGAATATAAAAACCCAAAAACCAAAGAAAAATTATTAAATGCATTGAATACATATCAAACTGCTTACGGAAACCAACAAGACGTAAAAGAAGAAGATTTAGCAAAAGATGAAGCTGTTATGGAAGACTTATTTAAGTATGGTGTTGAAATTGGATGCTTCACCAAACAGGATATAGAAAAAATTAAAAAAATTGGTGAAAAGCAAGGACAAAGTGAAATAAAAACTGCAGGTGATGCTGGAAACTGTGGAGGTAAGGAAAATCAAAAACGATTACATAGAGCAATGATACTTCAACATCAACAAATGCAATTGACTTGTATTATTAGTAACTGTGATACAGATTGGACTGGGTATTCCAATGTGAATAAAAAAATGGGTAAATCGAAGGGTAAAGTTGTAAAGGTAACTGATGATATTGCGGATGGTGTTAAAAAACCGTGCTATTCAAATCCACATCATAATCCTGGCTATACAAAATCGGTGGATAAAAATGGATGTGTTAGTCTTACACCATCAAATCAAAATCCTGCGCACATTGTATCTAAAATACCGGATTTGATTAATAACTTTAAAGAATAAAACTAAAAATTAAAAAAACGTAAATAATATTCAATAACCTGTTTTTATCCTTCCTTTTGATTTTTAATATTTATAGTTAATTAAAAGAAAAGAGGATGAAGACACAGTTACTTTGTACATTTACAACAAAAGCGGAGTTACAAAATACTCTACAACAAATTAGAGAAACGTATCATATAGTGTATAACTACATTTATATTTTACAAAATAAATCTAATTTGGATGAGTTGTATATTACATATAATATAGATACAGCATTCCAACCGGCAACTCCGTTGGAAGATACAATACTAATACATAGAAAAAAAGAGTCTAATACACTTTATACTATTAACGCCTTAAACGAATTAGTTAAGGAAGAAAATGGTGGTGTGTTGGACACTTCTTTTGTCATTAATTGGCAGAAGTTCAAAAACTCTATTATTTTAACTAACGCCGATGGTACTAAAAAAATTCAAACAAGAGTATTTGAAGTAATTTCATTTGGTGAAGAAACTAACCCATCAAATTAAATTTAGAATATGTTTGTACCAAATCATTTACATTTACTTGTAAAAGGTTATATAAAGACCCCACCTCAAACCGAAAACGTATTAAACGAATGGTTTAGACAATTGGTTACTAAAGTAGGAATGAAAGTGGTAGCAGGGCCTACATCGATATATGTAAATGAACCTGGTAACGAAGGAATAACTGGAACTGTAACCCTAGCAACATCGCATGCTAGTATTCATGTTTGGGATAACCAAAATCCAGCTATGTTTCAATTTGACTTATATAGTTGTTCGGATTTTACACCAACACAAGTATTAGACCACATTGATGAATGGTTTGAATTAAAAGAAGCATATTGGAGCTTTATTGATAGAAATCAGGATGTTTTTTATGAAATGGAGCATGGTGTTTGGGAAAACAAAACGCAGTAATATTTATAATTACTATGTATGCAGTTAGAGGATATTTTAAACCAGAAAGTTCATTTCACACAATCACCGAATGGGAATCCATTTGCAATGAATTTATTGCATTAGAGCAAAAAGGATTTGATACTAGAGGCGGTAAAATTGATTATAGTCCTCAACTAATAGATTTAATTAATAAATACTTTTCACATCAATTGTATGTTGAAACTGAACAATTCCCTGATTTGACAAGAAAGAAGGTATTGGATTTTATTGAAGATTTTGTAAACCATAGAGTTTGGTCATTAAAAAAGGATTACAAAGATTACATAGTTAATATAGATAATGATAAAATTACTTTTCTATATTCAAGAGGAGCAATTGAACCATATTTACTTTTAGATAAACAATTTACATTAGATACATACGGAACGGCTGACGAAGAAGTGACAATATTACATTGGACATCTAAAGAAGGATTAATCAACTTAATAGATAGTGCAAAGAATGGATATAAATTTGCAATATCAGGGTTTACAACACAAGCCAAAGAATTTTTTAGACCGGAGAGTAATGTATTGGTAAAATTAAAAGGAACATTAGTAGCAGCTTTCAAATCGGATGCAAAAACATTCGCAACTGATAAAGGTAATAAAGTAGTTAATATGTTCCGATTATCATATCCTGGAAATGAAAATAATCTTTGCAGAAATATAGAAGATTGTAAAGAAAATAAAACATCATTATGGAACGAAATAGTTATAAAACCAAAAGAAGTTATAATGTATAAAGAAATTAAAAAATATTAGTATTATGATACTTAAAAAAGGTGATAACAACGAAAATGTTAAGTTAATGCAACAAAAGCTGGGTATTGAACCAGCTGTAACTAATTTTGGACCTAAAACCGAAGCAGCTGTAAAAGAATGGCAAGCAAAGAATGGTTTAGTTGCTGATGGTATAGTAGGACCGGCAACTTGGGCAAAGATTATGGGAGAGGGAGCACCAATTCCAGCGGCACCAGTTCAACCTGTGGCAAATGTGGGTGGATTGAAATTGGATAAATTAAGAGGACATATTCCTGATGCAGTTATCCAAATGATTCCTGATACAGCAGCTAAATTCCAAATCAACACTCCATTAAGATTGGCACACTTCTTAGCACAATGTGGACATGAGAGTGGTGGATTTAGAGTAACACAAGAAAACTTAAACTATTCAGCTAAAGGATTGGCTGGTATATTTAAGAAATATTTCCCAACTGAAGCAGCGGCAGCACCTTATGCTAGAAACCCACAAAAGATTGCAAACAAAGTGTACGCAAATCGTATGGCTAATGGAAACGAAGCAAGTGGAGATGGCTACAAATTCAGAGGTAGAGGATATATCCAATTAACAGGTAGAGATAACTACACTCAATTCGGTAAAGCAATTGGTGAAGATATTGCATCAAATCCTGATAAGGTATCATCTCAATACGCATTATTATCAGCAGCTTGGTTCTGGTCTAAGAATGGATTGAACAAATTGGCAGATGGTGGTGCAACTGATACTACTGTAACATCAATTACTAAAAGAGTAAATGGTGGTACAATTGGATTGGCTGATAGAATAAAACATTTCAAAGAATACTATCATTTATTAGCGTAAAATTTGGTTAATTAAAGATAATTTCGTATATTTATAGGATATAACACAACGTAAATGGCAAACATAAGTTTAAAAAAATTAGTTGAGGCTGAAGATTTTAAGGCAAGAAGTAAACAAACTGGAAAGTTAGTACACTTCAAATCAAAAGATGCATACCAAGCTGCATTAAAAGCCGGTTCTCACGAAGACCCTAAAGCTGAAAAAGGTGGTGCGTCTAAAGGAGCTGCAAAACCAAATAGTATGTTTGGTGGTGATTACGCAAAAGATAGAGGTGGTGAACCTAAATCGGATGGTATGGAAACTGCCAATTCAATAGCGGCGAGTACTGGTTTAAGAGCAATTGCTGTGGCAGGATGGGCTGATGAAAATGGTGTAAACCTTTCAAAAGTATCGGATGCATTAAAATCTAAAAAGTTAAAACCAATGGATTTTATGACTGCGGTTGCTGGTAAACCAGGTAATAAATTTGCAAAAGATATAATCTCAAAGTATTCTCAGAGTGGAGGAAGTGTGGAACAACCTACTTCTAAACCAAAAGAAGCTAGAAAAGGTAATCCATCTGTAAATAAAGAAGCTAAGAAAAAAGCAGAAGAATTTGGTATTACTCCACAAAAGTTGGGTAAAGAAGAATATCCAAAAACAATGTTAAAAGCTGCAGTTGAGGCATTAACCGATGCAAACTTCCACGATGAAGCCAGAGAATTAGTATCAAAAATTGAAGGAAAACCTGAATGGGCTAAGAGAGTGGATTACCCATCAATGGATGACCCTAAATACAAAGAAAAAATGGCAGATATTAGAACTAATGGTGTAGATAGTTCGGAATATTGGAGAGGTGATAATAACGCACATGAATTTGGAAGAAAAGTATCATTTGCATCTGAATGGGATGGTGTTAATGCAGCAGATGGAATTGCGTTCACTTTAAGAATGAATGGTTTCCATACGCAAGCAGATATGATACAATCGGTATTTGATGATAAACCATATATGAGGGAACACTCAACAAAATTAACATCAATGGTTAAAAAATAAAAGAAAGGGAGTTAATACTCCCTTTTTTATTTGGAATTGTCACAAATTTTTCCTATATTTGTTACATCTTTTACCATAAAAATATATCGAAAAAAAGTTTTGGAAATATCAGGTATTCTTCGTATATTTGTATCTCCATTATATTTATATGTGTAACGGAAGTGTAGGAAAGACACTTAAATAAAACCATAAAACATAAACTCTTAAAATTTAAAAGACATGGCTATTAACTTAGACGCAATTAAGAGCAGACTTAACAAACTGCAAAACACCCAAAGAACAACTGTAGAACTTTGGAAACCAGCACCGGGCAAACACACTATTCGTTTAGTCCCTTACAAATTCAACAAAGAGAATCCTTTCATTGAATTGTACTTTCACTACAACATTAACAACAAATCTTACTTATCTCCGATGAGTTTTGGTAGACCTGACCCTATCGTTGAGTTTGCTGACAAACTTAAAAGAATGGGTGATAAAGAAGATTGGAAAGCAGCAAAAAAGATGGAGCCGAAACTTAGAACCTTTGTACCAGTATTGGTAAGAGGTGAAGAAGGTGAAGGTGTTCGTTTTTGGGGCTTTGGTAAAACTGTATATCAAGAAATTCTTGGTTATATGGCTGACCCTGATTATGGTGATATTACTGACCCAAATGAAGGTAGAGATATTACCGTTGAAGTAGTATCTGCTGAAGACAGTGGTACTTCTTACCCTGTAACAACAATCCGTGTTAAGCCAAAGGAAACTCCATTGGCAACATCTAAAGAAGATACTGACAAGTATCTAAATTCCCAAAAGGAAATTACTGAACTTTATTCAGAATTAACTTATGCAGAATTGAAAAATGTATTAGAAGGTTGGTTAAACCCATCAGGCGCTGCTTCAGAAGAAGAAAAATCAGTATCAGCTGAAACTCTTTCTTCAACTGCAAACGCTGATGATGAAGCACCATTCGATACAACTCCATCAAAGCCGGCAGCAGCACCCGCTAAGAAATTAGATGATGTGGCAGCAGCTTTTGATGACCTTTTCAATTCATAAAATAAATAAGTTAATATGGCTAAAGCAACTAAGGAAGTGGACTTAGCAGAAGTGCTAGCGGAGTCCCTTAACAAACAATCAAAAGACCAAAGAGTGGCATTCTTTTTGGACAACAATGATTCTCCTACAAACGTAGAAGGTTGGATTTCAACCGGAGCATCAATGTTGGATGTGGCAATCTCTAATAGACCTTATGGAGGTTTGCCGGTTGGTAGAATTACCGAAATTACTGGATTGGAACAAAGTGGTAAATCATTGGTATCAGCACACTTACTTGCCGAAACTCAAAAGTTAGGTGGTATTGCTGTATTGATTGACACTGAAAATGCTGTAAGTAGAGAATTCTTAGAAGCCATTGGAGTAGATACAACCAAATTACTTTATGTAGCAGCTGAGACTGTTGAACAATGTTTTGAATATACGGAAACAATCATTGAAAAAGTGAGAACTAACTCAAAGGATAAATTCGTAACAATCGTTGTGGATTCAGTAGCAGCGGCATCAACTGAAAAAGAGATGGAAGCTGATTATGGTAAGGATGGTTACGCTACGGATAAAGCAATTATCATTTCCAAAGCAATGCGTAAAATCACAAACCTTATTGGTAGACAGAAAATCACTTTGGTTTTCACAAACCAATTAAGACAGAAGATGAACGCAATGCCATTCTCTGACCCTTGGACTACATCGGGTGGTAAAGCAATTGCTTTCCATGCATCGGTTCGTTTAAGATTAAAGAGTATGGGAACGATTAAGGCGAAAGAAAATGGTAACGATAGAATCGTAGGTATCAAAGTTCGTTGTCAAGTAGTAAAGAATAGGATGGGACCTCCGTTACGTTCCGCTGATTTCGATATCTTCTTTGACAGAGGAATTGATAACTATGGAGCTTGGTTGGGTATGATGAAAGAAAACTCAATTGTTAAACAAAGTGGTGCATGGTATGAATATACTGATATTGATACTGGTGAAATCATTAAGTTTCAAGCGAAAGATTTTCCTTCTACATTGGAAAACAATCAGGAAGTAAAGGAGCAAATCTATAAAAGGATTTGTGAAGGAACTATTTTACAATACAAAAAAGATTCATTAGATACTGATAGTTTGGTGACAGACTCAGAAGTAATCGGTGATTAATCAAATGTTACAAACAATATGAAAGAATTATACAAAAAATTACTCAATGAAGTAGAATCTGAACATGAATCTAATGCCCAAAGGGTAAGGAATGGTAGAGTTCTTATCATAGATGGACTCAATACCTTCATCCGTAGT